TGTTTTTCTTTTCGTAGTGCTTGACTACTTTATCCCACATCTCTTCTACTGTAGTTGCATCTTCTAACATTTTCTCTGCTGTTTTTGGTCCAACCCCTACAAGTCCTTCAATGTTATCTGTATGATCTCCTGACAATATCTGTTGCATCCAGAATCTATCTGCTTTCTTTCTTGTAATTAACTCCAGGTCATCCTTTGCCAGTAGCGTGCAAGGTACACCTCTCATGTCTTTATCAGGAGAAACAATAACAGGGTTCTCATGTTGACCATTAGTAGCAAGCAATGCCATAACGTCATCGCCCTCTAATCCTTCAAATGCAACAGAGCGATATGTCTCTCTTGTTATTTGCCTTACATCTTTTAATGCAAGTGGATGCCTTTGACCTATGCGGTTAGCTTTATAGTCCTGGTTTATTCCATGCCTAAACGTAGGGTACTGTGTAAAACACATAATAACTCCG